AGCAATAGCACTTAAATCTTGGTTATACCAAGCACTTGCTAGCGTTCTGATATATTCATCACCACTATTACCACCGGGGTTTTCACCTGGTGCAAATTCGTTTAATGAACTTTCTGCTACACCTTCTTCATGTTCTTCGCCCTCTTCATAGTAACCTGCTGGCAATCCCATACCACCAATACCTGCTAATCCTACGATGCCTTTTAATGCACGGCCCCAATCTTCTGCGCTAGCACCTGAACCATCAGATTTTTCTCTGGCTTTTTTGCTAGCAATAGATAATTTAGTAACTAATTCGTCTTGATCTTTGGGTTCCATCCTTGCAAATTTTTTGGCAAGTTCAGGATTTTTTTTTAACAATTCTTTAATTTTTGCTAATTCATCGTCTGATTCATAAACAGGATCAATTGGCTTACCATTATCACCCATTACTTCACCCTTATCTAATGATAAGCGATCTTTTTGCATTTCAATTCTATGTTCAATCTCTTTGATCTTTTCTACGTCGCCTTCTTTTTTAGCACGTTGATAGAATTTTTCTAATTTTTGTAATTGTGGGCTATGATCATATGCATCTTTTGCTTCTAAGTAACTAATTCCTTGCAATGCCGCAATCAATGCCGCGCCACCAAGTATTTTACCTACCATGCCTTCTTCAACTTCTTCCTCTTCAGGAATAGTCTTCATGTCTGTGGCTTCTTCCATGCCAACGCTTTCAGCCCATTCGCTTAATTCAGTTACTTCTTTCATCTCGCCAATGTTTTTGCGTAGGCGTGATAAGATAGGCATTACACTTTCAATGCGTGGGTCAAGTGTTTCTTGTACAAACAATTCATTTAAGTTAGTTTGATCATCACCTTCTGTCTCCATTAATGTAGGAGTCCAACTTTCAAAGTAAGCAGTATAACCACGTTTACCTGTCATACGACTTAATGATTCACGTAGTTTGTTATAATGATTGATACCTTCATTTACTAATTGTTGTGCTGATTCATTGAATTGTCCATTGCGAGTGGCACGAACGAATCCAGCCATTTTATTGTATTCTTCACAAAGACCTTTAATGTGATTCCAACGATCATCATTTGGAACACCACCTTCTGCTAAGTGACGGGCATAGACACGGGCAATACCAGGACGTGTTGTAGGTGCAAGAATTCTTTCACCTTGTGAGTTTTCTAAGAAGATACGTGCAATGTTACGGAAACGTTGTTCACCTTCTTGGATTTGTCTGGTATGTTGTAATATGATTTTTACGCTAGGTACTGAATCGCTGTAACTAGCACTTTTACCCATTGGGTAGTAGCCTTCTGATAGATTGTCTTTCATTTTGTAGTATTCCCTATGTCTCATATCGTCACTAATACGGTCCTTGTCGGATAACTCAAAACTTAATTGTCTACGTTGTGCCCAATTTTTGAGTTGCTTTAGTAATCCTGTCCACGTATCATCATAATCTAGCCCAGGAGTTGCACCACTTGGACTATCTGCTTGTTCGTTGCTATAATATACGACTAGTTTCTGTGCATCATCAATGCTGACCCATGCCTTACCATAATCTTCACCGTCTTTGGTAAAGTTGAATTCAATAACGTCAGCCTGTGGACTAGCCTCAACACGCTGGTTTTTTGCATTTAATGGGACAGGTTTATAACCCCTGACTTTTAAAAGGTCGTATAATTTAGTATTGAAATTTTCTGTATCTACTGCCATATGTATATTTAGTCCAACCCTTACCCTAGAACGGCAAAGAAGGGCAATGGTGCAATGATCTCTTGGTGATCCCTAATATGTGACTCTAAGTCACTATTATAGTCGCTTAATAGTTGGAATATTCTAACTACTAGTAAGGATGACATAACTAGATCGTCCGTTCCACCAACTTTGGCTGCATAACTGCCACCACTAGCAACAAATTCTTTTAGTTCGCTTATTAATGACTTGCTGTTTACTGTCATCTTTTTAGATTCTAGTAGTGTTTTGAATTTTGCACAGGCCGCTAGTTTAGGTTTTTGTGTTGTTGTAAAGCCCTTACGCTTTTTGCCCGGTTCGCTGATAAAGATACCTGGAATATTGCTCTCGCCGTATTCTGCTAAACTGACCAATGCGGCTTCGCCAATACTGTTGTTCTCAATTGAGTAATATAAATTGTTAGGTTCTTTGGTAATGTCTGTAATATACTTGTTGATTTGTGCTAACAGTTTAATTTGATTAGGGATATCTGTTTTATTGTGCTTCCACTCACCTATCTGTGTTGTAGTGTTTGCTTCATAGATTTGAATAGCCGCATTATCTCCACCTGTACCAAGACTTGGATCAAGTCCTACTACATAGATATTACCTTTAGTAGGTTGTTTATACCAACGTACTTGTCCCATACGTGTAATAGGTTCAATGCCATCTAATTGAATCAATGTGTTTGGATTAATTAATGTTTCATCAGCAATAATGAATTCACAACCGATTTCACGATTGAAACGATCTTCACCTAACTGTGCTTTCATTTCTTCAGCCCACTTGTCATCACGACCGGGCTGTTCTCTCCAATGCGCACGATATGCTTTGAAACCGTTTATACCAACATCTGTTTGATTTCCATATTCATCTTCTGTTTTGTTTGCACCTTTCCAAATTAATGCGAATTGATCTTCGTCACTGTTTGGGGTACTTGTGATAATCGCTTTACCACCAGTTGATAGTGTTGGAGTAATAGCAGTCCAGAATTCTTTAGCAATACTAGGTCTTACGAATGCGAACTCGTCAAGATATAACAGTGTAATAGACATACCACGACCAGTATTTTCAGTAGTTGTTGCACTTACAATACGACTACCGTTCTCAAAGTCCAGTGATCCTTTGTTGTATGTTGTGACACCTGCTTTAATATGATCAGGGCAGTTCTCATATGCATAACGTATACGTTGCATAATTTCTTGCGCACCTGTATACTTGTGTGCGGCAATAAGAATGGTACTGTCTGGTATAAACATTGCATACCACAACAAATAACCCGCGGCACTAGTTGACTTACCACTTTGTCGAGGCATCAAGTTGATACTAAATCTATAATTGTGATAGGTATCAATTAGTTTTTGTTGATAAGGCCATGGATGATATAACATACTACCCTTAGTTGGGTGTTGTATGTGAAAGAAGTTATCCATGAAGTATAGATACCCTGTATTGGGATCACAACATTTCACAAAATCATCTAATTGCTTTTGATTAGCAAAAAGTGTTTTCTGATAGGGTGTCTTTACTAGTGAGAATGCGTTTGCCATAATACTATTTAGTACTTAATATGCTACTTTTTTGAAAAAGGGTCTTCACCAGTAAGATGTGGTTTGGCAAACATAACTTTAAACCATTCTTTATCACCTGGTTTGATGTTGTTATCACGCATATATTGTTGTTTCTTAGCCATAAGTTGCGCATCAATAGGTTGATTGATTTCCCCTGTAATCTTTCCCGAACCACTTAGACGTTTTAATTCGTCTAATGTCATTTCTTTTTCAGGGCCCAAATTAAAATTACGCATATTTTTATATGCATTTTGTAATTTGGCTTGTTTGAATGCATCGAACATAACAGTATTTAGTTTGGATCAAACAAAGGTGGACAGTTCTCAATCAACCTCATCCAACCAATCCAATGTCTATGCAATATGTCAGCACTAGCAGGAAGTTCTAAATCAAATTTTCTTAACTCAGTTCGTAAATATTCAGAGCCTTGATCAGTAAATAGTATTTCACTATCAAATAACGTGCCATTTTCATCTGTTGCTGTTATTTTATTGTTTACGAAAAAGTTAAAAGGAATAGTATAATAATTAGGATTTTGCGGCCAAAAATTCATGGCTCTAATTCTTTTACCTGGCAGTGAATCCCAATTAGGAAATGCTACTATTAGCCAAAAACATTTAGGATTATACGGGAACTTACCATCCAAGATAGACTGCTCATATTGCTGAAAATGACCTTCTAGTAATACAAGTTTATCTGATTTGGGAAATCGTTGTACACTATGGCTATCAAAAAAATGAGCCTTTACATCTCTAGCATCTAAGTAGGTTGTATTTTGTAATCGTAATGTCTCATTCTCGTAAAATTCAATAATCTTTTTTTGATAATCTTCTACTTCAGAATGAACTTCGGGACACAAGCGAATCATATTTGCCATATGATTTCCACCTGTGCCCCCGGGGTATACTATGCAAAAATAATCTGCATTCACTTTACTTGATATCTAATGGACGCTTTTTAGTTGCAACAATGCAGAAATACTTTTCTTTCATTTGAATGCGTTCGCTGTTTTCTGGGTCTTTTACATCAGTGGGCAAACTGATATCAAATTGATAATCATTAAATGTATCAATATCAAAACCAGTACGTTGCAACAATGCCGCTAACATCTGCGGACCTAACACGCTATAATGATTTGGATTGTATTCATGCTTACGATCACTGTCTGGTGCAGGGATTTCAATATAAATTTTGCTACCTTGTTTTAGAATACGATTGTACTCCATTAAACTAAAGATAGGATATGGACTATGTTCTAGTGCTTGACGTAAAAAGATAAAGTCTACACTTTCATCATAATATCCATCACTTTGTGGGATAAAACTCAAGTCATACTTTTTGATAATGTGACCTTTGCTCTCACAAATAGCGATATCACCCGGACTTAGTGTAACTCCTACTAGGTCTGTGTATCCTCGGTTCTTCATTTCATCTAAGAAGTAACCAGGTCCGCATCCTAAATCTAAGATTTTAGCGTCTTTTGGTAAGTTTAATGGGTCGATGTATTGCTTAACGACTTGTTCGGTGATGTTCTTGTGAAGTTGACTATCACCCTCGTCATAGATGTGTGCAGTATAAAGCCATTCGTTATAGAATTTTAACTTGATCAAGTCAAGTGTATTGTTGATATCGATTAAATTTTGCATAAGTTTCCTAATGTTGATACTATTACTTATTAGGATTTTATGCTGTTAAATTATTTTCCAGTACGATAATTTTTTAACTTACGCTTAGAAACTGGGCTTACTTTATGCACGTGATCTTCTTCTCTACTACGGTTGTCTGTAAGTTTTGAAACTCTACCTGCACCAATCTTTTTAGCAGTGGCTTGAATAATTTCCAATTCTGCATCTGAATAAGTTGCTAATAGTGGGTCACCACCTGTTGCTGTAGACTGATGTACCTCTTGTTCAAAATCGGGTGCGCCTGCCATAGCAACACCAAAACGCCATTGCATATAAGGACTACCGCTGGTTCTGTTCATGCTTAAGTCTGGCATTGAAATAGCGCCCTTAATCGCACTTAATGTGCCAGGTGCATATAAACTTGGATCGGCAGGATTATCTGCTAAACCTTCACTAATAAATTCTCTTGCTCTCATTTCATGAACCTTGTGTTGTTGCCATTACTACATTGCTTTCTGTAGCCATGTCTGAATCTGTATATCCGTCTAGACCAATTCCCAATCCAGAAACCACGTTTCCTAACCACATTACTTGTGATCCAATGAAGTGAAGTACGGTGTTATTTGAGATCGGATTTGCTAAAATTTGTACGTTTCCTGATGTTCCGTCAACAGTCATATCAAAACTTGAAACGCAATTACCAAAGAATGTTGAACCATATGCTGTGAATTTCACATTGCTTGAATCTGCACTTACTTGAGAATATAATTGAATTGTTTGACTGTCTGAGGTAGATGTATCTGTAGATTGAATATAGAATTGGCCTTGACTAAAAGTATTTGCAGGAGATTCAAAGATGATTTGTCCTGCTGTGTTTCCTGTAGTCAATACGTTGCTGAAGTTAGTGAAACTGGCAAAAAGATTAGTGAAGTTATCATTAATCTTGGTAAACGCGGTACGTAACGGATCGCCTTGTCCATCGTTCGGGGTAGTGCCTATATTAATAATTTCTTGTGTGGCCATGATTATCTTCCTATCATGTATTTATCACAAAAACTTATTTGGAGATATTGTCAAAAATCTTCTTTTGAGTATTATACCATTCGATCCAGCCGTCATTATTAACTGCGCACTTATAGTAAGTTGTATAGTTTCTGACTACAACTTCATCAACTTCGCTTAATTTAGTCTGATCGGGTAACTTTTCTAGTTCAGGGCAAGGGGTCAACATTGCCGGCGGAACATCGGGGAATTTAGGTACTACAGGTACTGTACTAGCACAACCTGTCAATAATATTAATCCTAAAACTGCTAGAATTCTCATTTCTTCTCCGGTGGTTTTCTAAAGTCAGGCTGTGCGGCTGCATCATTATGTGCTTTAACGAATTCTACTGGGATTTCACATTTGCTATCGTACTTAGCAACCTCTCTATCAACATACTGTATGATAGTATCGCCCTTTTGTTGTACGATTTGTTTTCTAGTCAATACTTTAGTGACTATCTGAACATTTTCTTTTTGTGATTCTTCTTCTGCTTTTGCAATTTTTACTTCAGTTTGAGCAATCTTGTTGCGCCAAGTCATTTCTGTATCGTAACTTCCATAGAAATATACGCCGGCAATAATAAGAATTGTTGAAATGATTCTTACAGGTTCTCTGTAAGGTAATGTGGCTAACCAAAAATTCATTACTAAACCAGCCACGTATAGACCAATACCACTGAATAGTACTGCCATTACTACCAGATGAAGAAAACTATCAGGGATAAAATGAAGTAACCACATTGTACTCTTATTTAGCAAAAAATTCTAAAACACTTTGTACAATGTATTCAATTTCTCCGTCTGTTAGTTCGGGGTAGATAGGGAGACTTAATACTCCCCTAGTTAAGAACACGCTAGTTGCTAGCATAGTTGGTTTAACATAATGTTTAGCGACTGGTAGTTCGCTTAATGCACGTTCATAATGAATCTTGGTTTCGATTCCTTTACTAGTCAAGTAATTCTTTAATTGGTCTCTTTGTTCAGAATAAATTACAAATTTTTGATCGGCATGAGTTCTAAACCCTGCACTTAAACATTTGATTGGTAAATTCTTAAACTGGTCCAAATAATATAAACGTGTGACTTCTCTACGTCTTTGCCAGTCATTTAAATATTGCGCTCTTACTAAGATATGTGCGCAATCTAATTCGCTCATTTTACTATTGGTGCCAGGATATTCGTTGTATCCTTTGTCATTGTCTCTATGACGTTTTGCAAATTCATAAAGTGTTTCATTATTAGTAACGATAGCACCACCATTACCACTGGCATTTAAGTTCTTTGTAGGGTCAAAACTGATTGCCATGCCTTCACCAATGTTTCCATCAGCAACTATCCAATGTTGCGCCCCATCAACAATCATTCCAGAAGTTATGTCATACGTTTGCGGTGCACCATAGAGTCCTACAAAACATTTGTAACTTGAACTATCAGTATTTGACATGTTTATCAAACCATTGCTATCAGTATCGCATAGTTCAATATCCCAGCCTGTGTTTATAAATGCATTTAGTGTCGCAGGGTATGATATATTAGGGATATAAATCTTAGGTCGAATATCAAATTCTAAAGGATGTATATCTAAGTAGTGAAACTTAGCAAGCATTTCTAACGCTTGCGTTCCACTATGTACAGTTAATGCATATTGTGCGCCGGTGTAATCTTTTAACCACTGCTCAAATTTATTAGTGTAGTGGCCACCAATCAAGCACCCACTTCTAAGTACTTGATCAGTTGCAAATAGTAATTCCGCCTTTAAATTATTGTACTGTCTTTGCAGACCAAAATGAGGAATTTGTAAGCCCATAGATAAGATATCACTTTGACAATTGTGCTTTCCAAAAGTTAGAAGTATTCAGCCATTCATAATATTTCTGAAAACCTTCTTCTACATCTACCTTTGGATCAAATCCAAAATCCTGCCTTGCTCTATCAATATTTAATGCGCCTCGGCTAGGGAAATCTGCGTCTTTGTCACGCACTTCAATATTACCTTTACCAACAATACTTATTGCTAGATTAGCCGCATCAATTAAAGTTCTGCTATGGCTTTTGGTGATGTTGTATGTTTTGTTTGCTGTGTTGTCGCTGAGTGAGGCTGCAACGATTCCGTCAGCTGCATCGTCAACATAGGTGAAATCGAGGGTTTCTCCGGCGCCGTTGACTTTGAGGGTTCCTCCTCTAATTGCTGTAAGCATAAATTTTGCAATAACTCTATCCTCGACATCAAGCGGCCCGTATACAGCACTAGGACGCACAATAGTATAATCAAAACAACCTCGCCTTGCGTAATCTTTGACAATCTGTTCTCCTGCTAATTTCATAATGCCATATTGCCCTTGTGGTTTACAGATGGCATCTTCTGTAACATCATCAGTAAAGTCACCATAGACCATACTACTACTAATATACATAAATCTACGTACTGAATATTTTTTACTCAATTCGCATAGATTCATTAATCCTTCCATCATTGTTTTTGCACCAATCATGGGATTGGCGTTGACAACTTTTTGACGGGGGAAACTTGCTGTATGGATAACTATTTCAGGTTTATGATTTTTGAATAACCAATCCATGCCTTCTTGGTCACTGATATCAATCTTATAACATGGAGAATTTTTGATTTTTTCTGTGCGTTCTCCTATAAGATACCCAAGTTCTTCCTGCGGGATTATTCCATAGTTAGTACGGATATCTGTGATAGAGACTTCATGTCCTAAAGCCTCAAGCCTTGCTACAATGTTATGACCTATTAATCCTAGGCCTCCAGTTACTAATATTCTCATTCGTATTTCAATCTATAAAATGTTAAGTCTTTCTCTTCCAAATATGCTATGATATCATATTGATATCCATACTTGTAAGTGTCGATACGTCTATGCCATTCTGGCTGTTGTTTACTATTATTCATAATAAACTTTCCTGCGTCAGTTTGTTGCCAATGATATATCGGTTCAGCAACAAACAGATCGGGATCTTCAACATCTGCCATTCTAATCGTATGAACTTTAGTTTTTATAATATTCATTTGAGTATACCTGACAAATAAATCAATGCAATAATAATATTTGGTATTACTAATGCTGCCTCTTTCCACAACACACCACTTAATGTCCAAAGTATAGCAGTTGTTAATCCTGAATACTTGTTATATGGTACATAGTCATGACTAGTCAAAAACACAGTCAATAGACTTCCAAATGTCCCTGTCCATTTAACATAGAACACTAGTGGTTTGTTTATCATACTGCCATCTCGGCTTTGATTGAGCCATGACTTTCGTAATCACACAATTCAATATCACTCATTTTAAAATCATTGATATCCTTGATACTTTTATTTAACTTCAAAGTAGGGAGTGGTAAAGGTTTACGTTGTAATTGTTCTTTTACTTGTTCAACATGGTTCTTATAGATATGTGTGTCACCTGTACTGATAATCAACTCACCAACACCATAACCACATACTTGTGCAATCAAATGTGTAAACAATGCATAACTAGCAATGTTGAAAGGTAAGCCTAAAAACACATCAACACTGCGTTGATACATATGGCAACTAAGTTCACGGTTTTTATTAACATAGAACTGGCACATAACGTGACAAGGTGGCAATGCCATTTGATCTAGTTCACCTGGATTCCATGCACTGATAATATGTCTGCGACCATTAGGGTCATTCTTTAATCCTTCAATCAAATTTTCCAATTGATCTACTTCAATATGACTTGGTCCTGGACCACTGTACCAACTACCAAAGTCATCACGGAACATTTCATGTTCGTGATTTAGTACAGGTTTTCTCCAATGTCTCCATTGTACTCCATATACTCGACCCAAATCACCATCATACTTTGCTTTGGGTTTCCAATAACTTGCTAAAGCATTTGGAGTCCAAATAGTAACTTTTCCTGTTGGGTCTTTGTATGTTAATTCTGCTAATCTACGTTCATCACTTGATCCTTCAATGAACCAAAGCAACTCTGCTTTACAAGCATTCCATGCTAATTTTTTAGTTGTTACTGCTGGAAAGCCTTCACGCAAATCAAAACGCAATTGTCTGGCAAATAGGCTAATTGTGCCTACTCCAGTACGGTCGTCTTTTGTTTCGCCGTTGTCTAAAATATCTTGTAATAAATCTAGGTACTGTTTCATGTGGTCTTTCAGTTATGTATTATTGTAGCAATTTAAACAAATTATTGCAAGCACATTTGGCAAATTGCCCCGGATATACCAGGGCAATTGTATCTACAATACTTCCTTCAACTCACAGTCCGTTCAATAAACGGTCAGTCTCAGGTTGTACAGTTTCGGCAATATTCTTTACATTGAGAATGAATTCAATACTTGAAACCTGATCATCCAACTCCGCAAGTTTTCTACTTACGGCTTCTTCAATCTGTTCAGGCTCCAAACCTTGATTGAGAAACTTTTCAATATTAATAGTCTGTTGTCGTTTACCGTGAAGTTTAATAATTAACTTCTTAATAAATTCTACAGGTATTTTTTGTTTCTCAACGTCCTCAAGTAAAGTCTCCCATTTCTTAATAAAATCAGGCGACATTTACCTTTTTCACCCTAGAAGTTTTTGTTTTAGGAGTAGCATCTAAGGTGGCAGTTTTCTTTGTAGTCTCCTTCTTAGGCTTCACTGGATCCATACTGGCTGCTTCTTTGAGCAAACGCTGTGCTTCGGCCATTAAGCCCTTAGCCTCGTTTGTCATCTTGGTAGCCTGTTGACGCAAGTTGTTTGCTAATGCCGCATCACCTAATGCATCACCACTGGCAGCGACTACTGGCTGATTAACTTGTGCATCCTTATTACCACGCATACGTCTTGCAACTTCTGCTGGATCCTGCATTCCACGGCTGGCATCTAGTTCTGCCATACGCTTAACAGCCTCTTCACCTAACTTCATTTCATCTAACATCTTGTTAAGTTCATTTAATCTGATCTTAGTGTTAGGTTGTGGGGTCATTAAAATTTGTTCGGTGTTAACCTTTTTCAACATACCTTCACTATGCAACTTCTGCAAAATGATAGTGCCATCTTTAGTATAGGTACGGTTTAAAGCATCAGCCAAATTTTCACTGCTTTGGCCAATATCACTTTCAATGCATTGCATCAAAGGATCGTGAATGTGTTGATTGAGAATCTCAGGATAGACAACCAAACACATATGAGGCTCGCCGGGCACTTCACGGAATACGACCGCAACCTTACGATCTCCATGCTTACCAACGTGTCTTAAAAAACTCATAGTGTTCTCCTTGTTTGTATATCTATTTAATAATAGATTGTGACGTTAATATTTTTTTACGACCATGTTAATTCGTAAAAAACTGCTTCCTTAGGGTCCTCAAAACAAGGAACTTCTTTATCAGAAAATAAAAATGTATAATCGCTATCATCACTTTTGATAATGCAATATCTACCTTTGAGTGTTTCTTTTATCCAAAGTTTAGATTTATCGGTTAGTGGAGTTTGTGATTTAACAAAATGGATAGGTTTATAGGATAATTCCCTACACTCTACCCATTCTTCAATATTGATATCTTCAAAAGTCATCGAACATAGATACCAGCATTGTGATGGTCGGCAGTTAATGTTGTCAACATTTTTAATTGTTCCCACGTATTCTTAACTGCGGGATTATTCATTCTGTTAGGAGGAATAATTTCAATCCAAAGACTTTGACCCAATTCTGAATGAACATAACCACTAGGAGCACCATATGTTCTAGGCTGATGAATCTTTCCCATACTCCATAGATATTGGGCTAAGAGTAATACAGCATCAAATTCGTAATCGCATAAATCATAACGTTCGGGATTACTTGCATAAGGATTTCCCCGTTCATAATAAGCCTTTACCACATTAACAAATGTATCATAATCAGGACAGTCTGTGCGAGTAACAATCAACAAAACATCGTCCCTGGACACTTCACCTGCCATGATGGATTTCAAGCATCCGCCCAAACTTGTACCAATATACATCATACTATAACCTCTTTTTTTGTTGCACGGTTACAAAACAATTTTTTACCTATGTTACGAATGCTATCTACAATTACTTGTGGACTAGATTCAAACATTTCTTCAATATCACTTTCAGAAATTTCCGAATCAAACAAATATATTTCATAATGGCGTTGGCTATTAACTCTTGCCCGCATCATCATAGCATCTAACGGAACACCAGGTGGTTTGATATTACGCAACGGATCACCCCTAAGGGTTTTCCACATTGTATCTTTTTCCCACTGCTCATGTTCTTGTTGCAACTTAGAAATATTAAGCAAACATTCAAGTCCAGTGTTATCCCACATGGCAAGAAATCTAGTGGTTTTCATCTTTGATCAACTTATAAATCATTTCAGCACGTTCAACAGCATCACGTAATGTAACATTGTCTCTAGCCAATTTTAATATTTCACGCCAAGTATTCCATTGGTCAATATACTTACGTTCAGGGTCCTCACGAATCATTTCCCGATCAGTAGAACCCGGGGCACGGCGATAAATTGTTTTACCGCCGTCTGGTGATTCGTAGATATAAATCTCCTCAACGCTTTTTATGATCATCGTAAATTGCGTAAGTTCCAAACGGGGGATTTGGATTGGGATCACCATGAATAATCCATGTCGTATCACAATAGTCCGGGTCACCCCACGAACCAAACGGATAACCATCAGTAAAGACAATCAGTCGATTTGGTTCAATTGCGTTTTCCTTAAGATACTTAAAGATGCAATCAAAGTCGGTACCACCACCGCCCATCAATTCATACTCACCGATATCCTCGAGGGTTTCGCTAGTGTAAGTTTTGTAGTTATATACCTCAGTATCGAAACATGCGATATTGATTTTATAACCATCAAATGCCTGCATCATGCCTGCAACTTCACTAATAAATGCCTTGCCCTGTTCAGTTGAAATACTGCCTGACAAGTCAATGAACACGTTAACGTCAATTTCCTCACCAGGAGTCATACCAGGCATGATAGCATCCATGTGCCAACTTCTACGTGAAGGACGAATCCAACTAAAGTCAGTCTTGATTGCACTGGTCAGATTAGTTTGAATCAATTCACGCCAAGGCATAATAGGGTTAGTATGTTGCTTGATAAGACGTTCAACACCCTTAGGGACACTTCCGGGTTCGGCACCTTGTGCGGCATTGATGATAGCCTGCTTGACTTCCTGACGAACACGTTCACGTTCCTCAGGACTCATCTTAGGACGACCTTTGCCTTGCTTGTCGCCATCACCGTCTTCGCCTTCATCACCACCTTCGCCATCAGCCTCGAGGTGATCGTCAATCATTTTATCGACCAATGAATCGATATCAATGTGTTGCACGTTTTGCATGAGGTCATCATAGATTTCCTCAGCAGGCTTGCCATCATACTTTGTTTCATACAAGCAAGGCACAGTAGTGATAAAGTCGCCTACCTTGTGACGCTTGAGGTCAGCGTTAACAGCATAGTCATCGGCGATGTTCCAGATTTGAGGGTCACGATTACCTCGGCGACCAATGTGATCATATACAACGTGCAACACTTCATGACCTACAAGGAATTCAACTTCCTTAGGCTTTAGCATCATAATGAAACGTGCATTGTAATAAAACTTCAAGCCATCAGTTGCCGCAGTAGAACACCATTCGTCGGCATTAATCAATTGCAAACGGGTTGCAAGATTACCAAAAAACGAATGGCGCAACAGCAAACCAATACGTGCCGTAATCAGTCGTTCACGTGCGGCCGCATCAATTTTGGGGTCAGTAGGACCTACAAGTTTTTCGAGGTTCTTGCTACGCTTACGCTTTTTAGTTGGGTTCAGAACTTCTGACATGAAATATCCTTTATTCGATTATGTATATATTATAGCACCGACCTGAATAAAAGTCAAGCTCTAATTTGAGCAGAAAACACGATATCCTGCCGCAATATAGCCCCTTTTAACCACGCAAACCGGCTGTTTATAGTATGTTACAGTTGGGGCAGGGGTATAGATTACTTGGGTAGGGGCTGTATAAACAGGTTGTGTATATGTCACCGGTGGAGTATATACAGGGGCCGGTTGTGTATATGTCGTAGGGGTTGGAGTATATACAGGGGCCGCAGGTTTTACAGACTGTTGGGCTTGTAATTGTTTACGCAATAAAACTATTTGCTCTTGTTGGGCCTTTAGTTCTAATTCTAAACGTTTGGTATCCATCAACGTTTGTAACTTGTCTTGCATTTTGTCAGGATCAAATGCAGTTTCAACTGTACAATAGAAAACCATATGTCCGTCTTCGGATTGTATGTTTTCTTCTAACAGTTTAGCAGACACTAATTGGGCACTCAAGGACCTTGTATCCTTACGTGCCTGAGAAGTTTCTTTCCCGTCAGGACCTTCGTGAGTACGAACCGTTATTGAGGATTCTATAAAACTATCGCTAGTGTCTACTGCTTGTTGTTTAGCATTAGCAATGCAATAATTGCGTCCTTGCACAACGGATTCATTTTTTCCCATTTTATAATGGGCTTCTATATCCATTGTCATAGTTTCAGCGTGGCATAAGTGCCACGCTAACATAATACAACATCCTACTAAACTGCGCATGTTGCGCTCCTAATCAGCGAACAGTAACCTGACCGATTACTGCTCCGGGTTTTTGAAGAGCCTCATCACGTTTCTTTTTGTATTCTTCATTGTCTACATCAAGTAACGTGACAGAACTTTCAGCCTTAGTGCTACTGATTGGTTGAGGTTGTGTCTTAGATTCACTTTGAACCTTTTGATCCAATTCCTTCATGGCCGGAAAGTTATCAATTGTAGTGCTACCATTGTCACTGGTATCTTCAATATCGTACTTCAATAATACAAACGCACTATAACCTTTTTCAGTTACATGTACACTCTTTTCTTGAACCACATAATTTTTTAATGAGGTTCGCAAAATAATGTTTGATGTAGCACGATCATATTGTGTAATTGACTTACGTTTGCTATCGCCATCACGCACAATTTGGCGTGTATTACTGTTTAGTTTACCATCCTTCTGATCTGCCAATTGACGTTTGGCATCTAGGATCGCCTTTTCTAACGCTAGATTAAGGCGATCACTAGTATCAGTGCCAACAGCATATAATGTGCTGTCATCAGATTTAGGAGGGTTCATGAACCATTCAGGTAAGTTGACAAGAACCGTTTTACGTTCCTCAATGGCACGTTCACGTTTCTCCTCAACTACCCGTTCATCCTTGTTAAGTGTCGAGAGTTTGATCGGAGCCTGAGCCTCGACCTTAACTTCGGGTGGTTTAGTAGCACATGCTGATAACAGCAATGCTCCTGTAACCGCTGTTAATAGACCTGTATTACCATATTTCATATACTTCCTTTAGTAGTATTAATTACCTGCTTCCACAATGTACTTGCCATACTTCTTGTGGAACTCATCAAAGTTCTTCAATTGACTAGGTTCAATTGGAAGACCATAAGTCTTGAGGGCGATTTTAGCACCCATCACGACCAATTCAGTTTCAAAGTTGTTCATCATATAAGTGACAAAGTTGTTTGCCATTTCATGGAACTTTTTCTTGTCAACCTTCTTGTTTTCAACTGCATCCTTGAGTTCATAGCACATTGAAACAGTAAGAGAGTACATTGCAGAAATTTCCTTAACTGCAAGGTCAGTTACCTTACCACTCAAGATATCGCTGGGTGCGGGCATACGACCTGCAACCTTGCGGTGAGCCATAAACTTAACAGCAAGACCTTCACCAACAGCACCTGCAACAAGATTGTACAGAGTATCAGTATCGGTATCCTCGTCATCAAGCAGGTCACTTACGAAACACCAACTACGGGGAGTAGCGAATGCCTTGCTGGAACTCTTGCTATCAAAATCATACAGGTCCTGCTTGCTGAAAGACAAGTAACCAACCACGTCTTGATGGATGTTCTTGTTAACAGCCCAGTTCTGCCAACTTGCAAAATCGGGACGCATTTCAATGTGAACAAAACGATTAGCAAGGGGCATCGGCATGCGATAAGTAACACCCTTGTCACTTTCACGATTACCTGCCGCAACGATAACAACATTATCGGGCAACTTGTACTTACCAACACGGCGATTCAAAATCAATTGATAGCCTGCAGCCTGAACAGCAGGGGGCGCACTATTCATTTCGTCAAGGAAAAGAACAATGAGGGGATACTGACTAGCCAGTTCCTCGTCGGGCAGATCAACTGGGGGAGCCCAGTCCATCTTGTTGATGTCTTTGTTGAAGTATGGAATACCACGAATGTCAGTAGGTTCCATTTGCGCCATGCGCAAGTCAATCATAAGACCATTCAGTTCATCGGTAATTTCTGAGACAACCTCAGACTTACCGATACCGGGAGGACCCCAGAGAAAAACAGGGCGCTTGACCTTAAACGCCTTAAGAATAGCCTTGCGTGCCTGTACGCTAGTGACTGTAAGATTGTCTGAAACTTGCATTGTTTGTCCTTAAGTTGATAATGTTGATACTATAACAGAAGCCTGAATTAATGTCAAGCAATTTGTTCAAGAATTCGGGCATACACATCAGCCTTAGACTGATAGTATTCGTAGTCACGTTCACCCGGGCGAAAATTCTTCCACTGATTTTGACCTGCAAACGACAAGATATCTTGTTTTAAACTATAGTCCGAGTAGTGACTAATGAAACCATAAAGGTCATAGTGTGCGATAAAACCGGAGCAGAGATACAGATACTTGTACCCGGTCTTGTTGAGGCTGTTGATGTTCTTAACTGCCTTAACAACATTGTTAACAATAAGTGTCTTTTGACGTTCTGTAAGAGGTTCTAACATAACTGCTCCGTTTCTTAAGTGTATAAGTGTATTATATACCCAAACTGATTAAATGTCAAGCCTTTTCTAGCATGTTTGCAGGAACACGCCAGTTAGTAGAACCGGACTTAACAATAACATACTTAGTGTTGATTTTAGAAACAGTACCGAGGACCTCGATACCATCACGTGAATTGAAAAACTTTACACTAGAACCAACACTAATGCTACGTTTGGTCTGCTTGACCAGCTGGGCACGTGCAAACCTGATCGAATCGGCTACAGTATTGAGTTGGTCATTGGTAAGATTGCCATTGATAATAGCACTAGTGATATCAGAAAGAGTCATTTTTGAGTCCTTTTAATCAGTTTCAATACATGTATTGTACGCCCAAACTGATTAAAAGTCAAGCCTTTTTAGCCACTTTTTTTAGGATTTTTTGTTGTTTAAAAACAACAACTTAGAACTTCCCATTGGGGTTGGCCGTGGGAGGGATCCCTGCACGACTGATTTTCCAGCCGAATTTTTTAGCACCTTTTTTCATTGTGTCAGGATGTACGTCTACTGTCAATGCTTTCTCAAACCTTGGGTCATTTTTTTGTTTTACACTAGGAATATATCCTGAGCATTCTAACATTGTATGTATTACTTTAATTCTGCTTGGTTCTATAGGAACAGTGCTTATTTTTTCGTATTCTGCACCGGCTTGAATACTATCCTCTAAACCCGATACATTAACTGCTAGCATTGCTAGGTCTTCATCTTCGTCAAACTGGTCACCTAACCAATTCATCACTGCATCTTCTGCACTTATTTTATCGGGAAATAAAAATACACCATGGACTTCGTGTTCTATTTGACTCGATCTACTACCCATAGTTGGAATCAACCCTCTACGCTTTATAAAAGGTAAATTACGAGTTGGAGTAACATGATACATTATCAATGGTTCTTTTTCTTCTGCTACATCAACTGTTAGGGCAGTTTTGAATCGTGGATCGTTCTTTTGCTTGGCACTGGGAATATACCCTGAGGCTTCTTTTACATTTTGTTTTAATTGAGTTAGTTCATATGTAACTTGATCACCGTGATCTTCGTGGTACATATCATATCCCCAAGCATTAGCATATCGTTGTACTAATCTATCATACAATTTGGCTCTACTCTCACTATTTTTCTGTTGTTTTGCCCAGTTATCTTTACTTGCTGAAAACATCAAACGCCAAGGATGTTCTTTTTTAATAAACTCTTGTATAGCATTTAACACAGTAGAAAATACTCTTTGTGCATCACCTTCGCCAGTAACTTCTTGACTGTTGTTTCTATAGAACTCAATAAAGAACTCACCATCACCTTCGTTGTTGAACATGATGTGCAAAGGTTTACCATCTGGTAATGTAGCCAATGCATCATAATCAGCGAATTCGCCTTTTTCCCATTTAATAGGATAAGGTTGATCAAATGCTTCCCAAATATTTTGATTAGGACGATGTTTATCCCAGAAGCCAGCACCAGCATCAGTTTGTTGATCAGCAGGGTGTATCTTTTTAACATAGTTCCAAACTTGACTAGCCTTAAATGTTTTTTCTTGTTCTTCTTTTTGTATAGTAACAGGATCACGATACATTTCATCAATGCTTAATAATTCACTATGCAGTTTATCACGCAACTTGTATAGTTTTTCTATCAAGCCTTGACTGCGCAATGCTTTGTATGCTAGGTTCTCTGGGCTGAATTCACCGCCCTTGTCTAACCCTGCTTGACGATAACGCTTGATGTTTTTAATAACTTTGGTAAGTTTCTTTAAATCTTTGGTCTTTAATGCTAGACTTACCATCTCTAATAGTTTGTCAAACTTAGCACGTGTAGCGTTTTGATCTAGGTTGGCTCTGCGTTTAGTTGGGCGTTTTATCCAGCGATCATTTAAAATGCTGTACTCACCCAAACTAACTACAGGTTCATTGCTATCCTGAATGTATAATTCTACTGGAACACCCCTGATTGTGATATCATGGCTATCATTGTATAGTGTTTTCTTTGCATGGAATAATTCTTTGTATACATCATTGTCAAGTAGTTTGCTCATATCTACTAAGATATGCAAATCTAAATCACTATGCGGAGTATATGAATATGCGGCGTTACTTCCCGAAATTGTAATGTCATCTACCGCTGGAGTGTGGATACCTAACTCAGTCATAAAGTCTTTAGCAATGACCAATAACTGTTTTCTAACCTGAGGGTCCAAATGTTCACCGATCCATAATTTAGGATTTAATCGGTCGTGAAATTTAACTGCGTCAGAAAGTTTAAATGAGTGAAGTTCTTTAATATCCATACTGTATTTATGTGAGATTAAAGAACGATCACTCTTTCAATTAACGTTGTGCGATATCCCATGGATCTTGGAATTGCTCAACTTCTGCTGATTTAACTCTAGTGTCTCTTGGCAAATAAGCAGAATTGATGTTTTCGGGAGCAAAATACTCACGAACTGTATCAATTACAACTTGATTGCTAAATGGTTTGCAAGAAAAAACGTCAAAGTATGCATCGCCATTAGAATCAATAAAGTGACCAGAAAGATGTGATGTTTCAATCCATTGAAGCATACTATATCCTGCTTTAGTGTCATCATGCAATGCAAAACGCTTTACTAGAGGTTCCCCAACTGGAACCATATCAATACGCTTGATCAATTCTTTAGTGAAAGCAATGATGTTATCGCCATCCATAATCTTTTCTTTATTACACGCTGTGCAATCTAAAAGCAAATGGTATCCCCAATATTTTGTAGTCATCGAAATTCTCCTTGGTTAAAGAAGTGTATTTATTGACAAATTTTGATGCTAGAGATTTTCAAAAGTTATATGCACTCTAGGTTCGATACCTGCATTAGCAAATGTGTGTGATATTCCATTATGAACTACATACAATGATCCATCTGCTGGCATATAAAATGACCTGTTTTCGTATACAAATCGTGCGCCAGTACTGGTTATCAATGGGATATGCACACAATATTTTCCTGGATCTGTGTGCCAGTTATAACAAGTATTGGGCAACACACTTCTATAAGTTACTGAGTTAAATTTTTGTAATTTAAAAACTTCTTCTATAATACTATTGGTATAAGGTAACAAACTTAATTCATCAGAACTTATATCATTTTTAATTAAATGAAATTTTCGCTGTACTAACGTAGAATTATTGTGCGTAGTAACGTCTTCTAGTTTATCCTGAACTGTTTGATACTCGGAAATTAGTTTGCTCAATTCAACTTTTAAATTGGGTAAGCGTTCAATATGTGTTACGATTGGAAGTGCCATGATAATATTTAGTTACGTTAAAGCATCCAAAAGAAAAGGCTCTTGCGAGCCTTTTCTGGTTTGTTGGGTTAGAAGGCCTTTCCTGCCCCCACGGGTTACGCGGCTAAGCGTAGATCCTCGTAATAATAATTGTCGTTTGCAATTATAGTTTTTGCTTCTACGGTCGAGTTCCCCCAACCCTACGGGTTCTGCTTTCCCGTGCTGTCCACTCGTCTACTTGTCCGTCAATCGATCCTGGTCGCCCCCATCATATAGGCACTAATCAATAATGCGTATATGGTGGAGGCGGGGGGAATCGCACCCCCGTCTTGTCCGTCTTTGGATTCGCTTCGTACAGCAATATCTCTTATTTATTGCATTACAGTCCACTTGGCATCAAACTTTTTGCCTTTTGCCTTGCGTTTTAAAATCTTAATAAATTCTAACTTACGTAGTTCTTGCTGTTTCTCATCATCATGTGTGAAACATGCCTTGTACATCTTGGATACTAATTTACTCTGTTTCATAATGTACTTCCTTTCATAAAACCGTAATATTATTTATTATAAAAGAGTATTATCTTTATGACAATCCTTCAATAACCAAAACACGTGCCATATCCATCCACATGCTGTTGCACACTCAATGTCATCTAACTTTAGCACTTCTTCAATAATATTGCAATACGAATTGGGTGACAATGCAATATCTTTTACCCTTTGTTTGTTTCTGATAAGTTTAGGTCTAATTTGTTTTTTAAGGTTAGTTAATTCAGAGATAGGTAGTTTGCATAGCCTATCTATATTTTGTACTACCAACTCGGTTCGTTTGTTATTGTTTGTTTCACTATCAAATGAATAGTCAAACAGTTCATCATATAACTCAAACCCCATACTTTCTAAAAATTTATGATGTCCTGGACCTGATACACAAATAAATGGTTGACCACACACCAATGCAAAAACAGTTTTTTCACTAAAGATTACAGAATTGATTGTAGATTCATTTATAAGTGAAACAAATGATTCATAGTACTCAGTTGGTATGTTACCCCAAGCCTTGTTATTGGCCTCATAAGTTCCTAATTGTAATATTTGTGGAGTCCAATATTGCCAAGGATAGTCGTATCCATTGCTATTGTGTACGTTTGCCCATGATATTGCACCTTTATCAATTAAATTATATTTTGCTAATATGTCCATCATGTGGCAACGATGTTTGTGCGCACGATTGTTTAATGTAATGTAATGATATTCGTAATCATCAACATAAACATTTTTGTTATAGTCTACAACATTTTTAGTATAGTCCAATACTTCTTCAATGTTTTCATCATTGTTTACGGCATAAGAACACATCTGCACATAAGTTTTAATAAAGTACCATTCACTCCATTTAATTAATTTTACTAATGGATGAAGTGTTGGTTCATCAATTTCATTAATGATACTTGCGCCGGTAAATATATAAAGGTTTTGATTACGTTTAACGCAAACTTCTTCGATTGCTCTATCTAATACAGTCGAGTATGCTATATAGTATTGCCATTCGTTTTGTCCAAACAATACAATATAATCAAATGTTTCTTTTTCTAATCTATCAAAAAAAGTGGAGACATTCCCTTCGGACTGTCCCCACACTTCCAAACCTAAAATTTTCATTGTTTTACGACTAGAACTTCCTGTGTGATTCCATTGATAACAACAAGTTGCTTAGTATAAACAACACCATTGATTACTACATCATTAGGACCTAAAATGATTCGTTGTGGTTGATATGGAGTAACTGTAACTGGTGCAGGTACTTGCTCAACAACTACTGGAGGATAGTAATATGGACGAGCCAACTCTGCTCCAATTACTCCACCAATCAATGCTGGTGCTACCCAACCACAGCATCCACCGCGATAATGTTCACGTTGAGGATATCCTCGTCCCCAACCATGTTCCTCATGAGCCTGTGCTGTTGATACACTTGCTAATACGATTAAACTTGCTAATAGAAACTTATTCATAATAATCTCCTTACTGTGGAAAATCTTGCGTGAAAAACTTACCATGATATTCAAATGTCACTACTGTGCCTTGTTGCATTTGAACCGGTACTAAACGACATACTTCACGTACTTCTGGCTTAGCACCTTCTTTACCAACTTCATTGCCTACAGCACCACCGACCAATGCACCAACAACTCCACCAACTAGTCGGTCTTTGCTGTTGCCACCAATTGTGCTACCAATTGCGCCACCGGCTAGTGCTCCGATTGTAGTGTCACCACGACTGTTATCACGTACAACTTCACGCAATTCACATTGCTTTTGTTGCCCAACTACCCATCGAGGTCTAACACCGATAACTGTTGCTACATCTGCTGTTTGAGCAAATGCAGGAACTGCTAATAATGCTAATAATGAACCTAAAATAAACTTATTCATAATCATCTCCCTTACTTATTTAACATCAAACAATTCGTCAAATGTGCTTGCTTTTGGATAATCAACTGAACCTTTACGAAACACCCATATGGGTTCAACAAAAATGCTGTTTTTATCAGCGTTAACAATCGCATGTGGCCTTGCTTGCATACGCATACCAATCTTACCAAGATAGTTACTGTTTGGATAAGTCAATATGTCATCAACCATATCGTCACATAGGTTTAAACGCTTGCCATTATTTATACGTGGTTCGATAATGTTTAGCATCATATAACCCTCTGGCTTAATTGTGTCCCAGACCATACGATTGACTTTGAAAAAGAAATTGTTTTTCCAACTCTCAAAGTCAGGGTATCTAGACCAAGACTGCTCATTAGATTTGACAGTTGACACACCATATCGTTCAGTCTCATAATATGGGGGACTGGTAAAATAGAAGTCAAAAGTATTAACATACTGTGTCCAATCTACGTCTTCGCTAGGCAAATTATAAATCTCTACTACTTTAACGCCCTGACACTTAAAATAGTTGACAGACTCCGTTAAAATGGGCACATTTCCTAACAATCGTTCGTACTCTAGGCACTGTTGTTTATATGTCTCAAACACTTCAGGATTTGGGTCACAACCAACATAACGTTCTGTAGATTTTGTCGCATAGAACCCTGCTAGTCTATCGCCCCAACCACAACTTGTATCTAATACATTTACAGCATTGTGCTTTTCATAAAGGGCTTTTGCAACACTGGGTCTAAACTGTGTTGCTGTATATGTGCCAATGCGAAATGCACTACGGAATGTTGCATCACACACATCATCTTTGCCTAATGCACCTTTACGCCAAAAGTGCCAGTTCATTTTTTCTAGTTTAGTCTTGTCGTGCCAAATATCCCATGGACTGTCAACAAGATTGCTACCACAACGCATACGATTTTCTTGCTGAAAGTAATTGCTTACAGTATTATATGCGTGCGATTTATCGATAACTCCCAATGGGTTATCTGAATACTTGTACTTGTAATCTACTTTTTCTAGTACAGTATTAAAATCTTTGTATTCACCCATCATTGATGTATTACAAAAACGTGTGAACAAGTTTTCAAATTCAGTCTTTGTAAATTGCTTACTGGGGAATGGAATGTTATTGCTTGTAATGTAATCAGCCAATGCTACTCTTACATCATCTTTGTTGTTTTGTGCTATAAACAACAACCACTGGTCATTGGGGATATATGGGATACCCCTAGCATCAGAATTATTTTTAAAATATTGATTTAGCATTAGAGATTGAGTATACATCAACCTTGACCAAATTGCAAGAGAAAAGGATTTAATATTTTTCCAAAATCTCGTAGACTTCGGGCCATTCTTTAGCAAAAGTAATTGGGTTAATTTCATTATCAGTTTTCTTTATATATTCTTTAAATATATCCAAATGTTGTAAATCCATTTCATCCATTGTGTCTACCAATGACTGTCGTGTGTTGATTACAAAGTCTTTGGTTCGCTGATTAATGTAGTCACCGTGCTTTTCCATCAATAAATCAAACTCTTGTATTGCTAACTCTTTGATTTCTTTTGGAAAAGTGTATATAGAAAACTGTTTTGGTCCCAACAGTAAAGACGGGAAACTAAAATTATTAACTGGGTTGGGATCGACACTAAACAACCAATCAAATGTTTCTACTAATGAGAACGCACTTTGGATACAATATGTCATGTGTATCCCCAAGTTACTTTCAGGATTTAAGTTCTTATGTAAATTTTTATAATTTTCGCTAGTAAGTTCCCATTTGGCATTGCGTCTGATGTATTCAAATTTATTGCCTGTTGCCTCTAAACTAACTAGCCAAGAGGTTCTACGGTTAAGTAATTTTTGATATACAGGAAGTGTTTCAATGTTTTCAATTGAAAGATTAGTAACTACACCTCCGTGTATTCTTCTTGGCATCAAATCAATCAAGTCAACGTTTTCTTTTAATAACAGTGGCTCACCACCTAAAAAGTTAACAACTTGCATATCACTATTCTCACGCAAGAATTCTAATACATCTTCTTGCCAAGATGTTTCAGATACTTTATAGTTCTTACCTTCCCATTGTGCGAATGCACTACTCCATTCGCTGTTACAATATCCACAACGTAAATGACAAGTGTTTCTCCAACGAACATCTAACTGTCTTGCTACAAATTTTGTTGTATCAAATTTGGTAAAGTCTTGTGTAAAACTTTCACGCAAACTTCTACCAGACTTTTGTTCAGACTCCATACAGTTGGTACAATAATCACTGTGACCTTTTGTAAGTATGTCATCTTGCACACGCTTAACAGGACCGTCAATAAGTTCCTGTAGTGTGTTTTTATTTAAATTACCAATTGAGCCTTTTTGTCCTGCACAACAAAATCTAAAGTCTCCGTCAGGATTAATAAACACACCTTCCCATGGCGCGCTACATTTAAAGTCTGGAATGATTTCAATCATGACATGTCAAACATGTTGCGTAACCATGCCCACTCATAACTGAGTTTGATCTTGTCAAAGTCTCCGTTTACTTCATCATAGTATTCATCTGCATCAACTGCACCCTTGATACTATATTGTGCAAAGTCACCTTCTGCTTTGTTCAACCAAGCATGTAAACGTTCACGTGCGATATCACTATCTTCTGCACGTAGTTTTAATACTTCACGGAACGCAGTACGCCATGTGCTAAATGCATCTGTGTTATATACTGCTGTACCAGACAACAATTGCACAACTTCATGCGGGTCGTCTAATGTAAAGTCAAGACCTTTACCCTCGTTAGCAAGTGTAAGTTTCTTGTTATATGCAATCATGGCTTGGTGACCATAAACTAGACCATTCACAGGATTCTTTGCTTGGAAAATATAATGCTTTGGAATTTGCATTCTATCTGGTTGCCAGTTCCAATCAAACTTT